TTGTCATAACCATTAGCACCTACACCTGAAGCAGCAAAACCACCTAAAGCACGGATATAAGCACGATAAACGTTAGAAGAAACATAAAGATACAAATCTTCTTTTCCGTACAATGCAGCAGGTAAAGCGTCAATCATTGAACCTAATTCAGCGATAACGTTAGCAGCTGTAATAGAAGTACCAGCGATTTTCTGACCTGCAGGTAAAGAAGCGTCTACGTCTAATTGACGCATGATTCCTGAAAACTCACCAGCAGAAGCGTTGTTACCATCCCAAATAACTAATTCCATTTGTTGAGCAACTTTTTCAGCAGCGTGTGCGATTAAGAAGTCAGCAAAAGATTTAGGAAGTACGTCAAACGCAGAGTAACCCATTTGGATAGCGTCCCAATCTGAACGGAAGTCAGACTTACATAATTGTAGGTTAACTTGGAAATACTCAGGTTGAAGAACTCGCTCTGTTAAAGTCAAAGTCGAAGTTGGGTCAAAATCACAAGTAGCGTTTTTAACGATTCCGTCAGTAGCTACTCTTTTGATAACTTGCTTGTACTTAACGTTAGGCATGATAGTAATTCCGCCTTTTTCTAATGTTGGAGACGACAATAAAGCCGCCGCAATATACTTACCTGCGAATTCACCAGCGTAAGTAGTTGTAATTGAAGTTGTTGTTGGCATTTGTTTTTTATTTAAATATTAATAATTACTTGTTTAGTTTTTCTAAGATTGAATCCATAATTGAACGCTCTCTTTTAGACGCGATTCTTACAGTCTCAACTTTGTTTTCGTTTTCAGGGTTGAAAGAAATTGGTTTAACTTCCTCATCAGATGAAAGTGTTACTTCTTCTTTAACCTCTTTTAATTTGCTTAGTTCAGCTTTTAAAGTTTCGTTTTCTTCTTTTAGTTTTTCAATTTCAGAAAAGAAAGTTTCTTTAACTACTGATTCGATAGTTTTCTTAGCAGTTGGTTTTTCAGTTTCCATTTCTTCCTTTTTTTCGGTTTCAACTTCAACTTCCGTTTCAGGCTCTTCAACTTCTTCTTCTTTTTCTTTAACTTCAGAAATAACACCCTCTTCAATTACGATTAAAAGACGACCGTCTTCAAACTCATATTCACCTACTGGCAAAGGAATTTTTTGTTCGTCTTCCGTTACGATAAATACTTCGTTACCTGCTTCAAAGCTATCAGCTTCTAAAACTGTTACTCCATCCATTAATTTCATTTGTTCAAGTTTTACTTCCATTCCGAGTAAAGTTTTGATTTGGTTTATTAGGCTATTTTTCATTTTTATTTATATTAAAGAGATTGCAAATTAGTTATTAGGTTTTGAATTGCTTGTATGTTTTCTTTTACCTGCGTAATTCCTGTTTCAACTTCTTTTTGAGGGGCTAATATTCCTAAATCCCTGATTTGTTTTGTAAAGTTTTGAAGTTTACCAAGTAATTCTTTATTTAATTGTAAAGAGGTTTGAGCAGGTTTTATCGCTGCTTTAGCCATATCTATTGCTTTAATTGCGCCTGCACTTGCAGTTATTAAATCTTTTTCAATTTCTTGTAAAGCACCTAAATAAACTTCGTGTGAAGCCAACTTAGTTTCTTCTTTGAATAGTTTTCCGTAAACTGTTTTTAGTGTATTCATAACTTATTAACTTTTGAATTTATACTTGTTCCTTTTTTATCCGTTTTGACGAACGATAGTTCTTACTCCGTTGTTATCGGTTATATTTACTACGTCTGTTCCTGTGCCTGTAGTTTTACCGATTCCTTGAGCTTCTAAACTTCCATCGCAACATTCTTTTCGGTATTTTCCGTCTTTACATAGACAACCTCTTTTGCCACCTCGTGGGCTTACTTTACTTAATGTTCCCATTATTATTTGTTTAATATTTATTTAACCAGTCTATTATGTCTTGAGCTTCTCCAATTAATGTTCCTGCTCTTTGTTCCGTTTTTAAATATTCTTGAGGTAAATCAATCCCTAATTCTTTTGCTGTTTTTTTAATTTCGGCTAATTGATTCAAAAATTTATTTGCTTCAGTAATAGAATTTTTAATAATTGGAATTGCTTTTTGTCTTGCACTTGACACTAATAAAAAAGCATCATTAAAACTTTTATCTGCATTATCAACAATTTTTATTGCATCTTGAATTACTCCTAATTCAACTTCGTGTTTTGCTAACTTAACCTCGTTAGCGTTTGATTCCATCTTTGAAATCATTTTTAAAATGTTATTCATTGTTTTCATATTTATTTATTAAGTCTTTTAATTTTTCAATTATTTCTTGTTCTTCGGTTTCTTGTAAACTCATTTCGTATTTATCTACAAAGTAACCTTCAATTGAAAACCCTTTTACTTCGCCTGCTTTTACCTTATTCCAAATATCATCGTTGTTTACTTTCATTGAAATCATCCAAGTTCCTTTTGGTAAATTAAAGTTATATAATCGGCTTTTATCCGTCTTTTCATCTTCAATAATCCAGCTTTCAACAACACTCATTCCGTCTAACATTTTCTTTTCATGTTCTAACGTTGCGTTATTTTGGTTTGCTCTCATTAAGAATAACTCCGATGCTTTGCGGACAGTTTCCTCACTGAAATAAATGTAAAACTCTTTATCTCCGTTTTTACGATAAATCTGTTTGTTAGGAACTAAAGCCGCACCCATTAAGATACGTTTCTCACCGTCAACTTCTTTAAGTTCTACTTCGTGTTTTTTTAAGGCTACAAAGTTTTCTTCTATTGCAGGACTTTCAACAACTGAAACCGCATTGATACCGCTTTCGATTTTATTCTCATCAATAAGCAGTTCTATAATTTCCATCTTTGCCATAACTATCTAACTTATAATGTTGCGTTTTGTAACCTATTTCTATCTAAACTTTGAGCCGAAGTAACCTCACCACTAACTACATACGCCTTTGTTGGCTGTTGTTGTAATGTTGCTAATTGATTGATTCCGCTTGTTCCAATAGTATTAAATTGAGGTGCAGCCATTTGACCACCGCCACCACCTGAACCAGCAGATGAACCACCACCACCGCCTGAAGAACCACCGCCTTCAAACTTTTGAGAAGCAATTTTAGCTACGTTCGCTAATCCTGCTGCTACAGCAACACCTGCGGCAATAGCACCACGCACTGGAGAAGTTGGGTCTGGCGGAACAAATTGCGAAGCATAGGCACTCGTAGCACTTTGATAAGTTGATATAACAGCACTTGCTAATTGAGCAGCCTTGTTAACTTGAAATGCACGTTTAGCAGCTTTCTCATTTTTCTTACCAAATAATTCTGTTAAATTAGAAATTGTACTTAAACTTGATAAAGCCATTTCAATCGCAAAATCTCTATTTTTCTTTCTGCGTTCGGCTTCTTTTTGTTCGTAAGTTGCATTTATTTTATCTATTTCTGCATTCTTTGCTTCTTCAATAATTGCCATTTGTTCGGCATTGCCTTGCGCTGCCGTTTCTAACGCAAAATATTTATCATTTACAGCTTGTAATTCTCTTTGTTGTTCAGTTAAACTATTTTGAAAGTTTAATTCCTGTATTTGTTCTATTTGATCTAAATACGCGTTTTCTTGTTCAATTCTTAATTTATCAGCTTCCGCCTTTGCAGCATTTTGTTTCGCATAATATTCTTCATCTAAAGCGTCAAGTTCATTATTTAGATTTTCTCTAATCAATTTAATTAATTCAGCTTTTTGCTTTTCATCAGCAGTTGTTTTTTCTACTTCTTTAATTCGTTCTTCAGCAGCCGCAATAGCCAACATTTGAGCCTTTGCATTCTCATCTTCTACAAGTTTTAGCTTTTCATCTTGAATTTGTTTTTCTAAATCAATTATTTCTTTTCCTTGTTTCTTAGAATCATTGATAACTTTTTCGTGCGCTTGTTTGTCAATTTGTTGAATTGCTAAAACATAACCAGCCTGTGTGTTTTTTAATTCTACTAATTTGTCTTCAGCAGTTTTAATAGACGCTAACCCTTCTTCAATGCTATCGCCTAACATAAACATATCAATTTGCTTTTTACCTGCTTTTTCTAAAGTTTCGAACCATTTAGATAGTCCAGTATCTTGACCTGCAAACTTGGCTATTTTATCAACAGTCTCTAATATTCTTTTTATTGGCGCATTTAAGAAATCTAAAATACCAACTAAAATATCTCTATTTCTTTTCGCTGTTTCAAATTGAGCTTTAGCAGTTGCTTTTGCATTTGTTAAATTAGTTTCTGCAATTTTAATAGCGGTATCTAATTCCGTTATTTTGTATTGTAGTATTTGCCTTTCAGTTTTACCCTGAAGCTTTAAAATGTTATCTTGTTTATTTAATGCGTCTACTTTAGCTTCAGCTGCTATTAAATCTTTTTGAGTTCTTTCATTTAACGCTTTTTGTTCAGCGCTTACACCACTTACAGCCTCTTTAATTTCATCCCAATAAGCGACTACAGTGCCTAATGCTACTAAAAATATTCCTATACCAGTTGCCGCTAATCCAGTTCTAATTCCTTTTAATGCATTTGCAGCTACCGTTCCTAATTGTTTAAAAGAATCTTTAGCCTCCATTAAACCCTGAACACCTTGAGAAACAGCCATAGCAGATTGAACCTTAAGTAAGGTTTCTTGTACTGCCTCACCCTCAACACCAACAAGCCCTAAAGCACCTTCAAACGCTTGAAAACCATCTAAAACACCGCCAATAGAACGTGTCAACGCACTGAATTTAGCATCAGGGTTAAATGAATCTACTAAATCTTTTGAGAATCCGATTTGGTCTTTTAATTCCGCAGCAGCTTTTGCGGCTTTTACAGCTTGTTCAGATGTTTCGCCGTATTGAGCGGAAACTTTTTGTAATTCCTGAACAGCCTCTTTATATTGTTGTTTGAGTGTTTGACTATTGTCTTGTATTTCTAACTCAATCGTTCTTTTTTCTGCCATTGTACTTTCGTTTCTGCTGTTTATAAATCTTTTTTAGGTTCGAAGTGTATTCGTGTTTTCCTTTAGCTATGTCGACAATCTCACTTACATTAAAGAAATCATCGGTTTTTAAAAGTTCTAATATCTGTAATATCATTCTTGAGCTATTATTATTGTTGTATATCCAATTGAGCCATTAGCATACGTATAAGTAACGTCTAATTCTATTACTTGTACCGAGCTTTCTTCCGTAATTAAATTTAACCCAGTTTCTGTAACTATTGGGTCCGTGTTTTCGGCTGTTATATTGCTTGTAGTGTTAGCATTCGCAGGAATACAAACTTCTACTAACTGATTTTCTGTAATTGTGCTTGGAGTAATTGTAACGCCAACAGTACTTGAAGTAATCGTTGCACTAACTACGCCATTTGGAAAAGGTATATTAACATCTAAACATTGAGCGTTAGGGTCAGGAGTAATTGGGTCTTGAGCAATTAAAGGTCTGAAGTCTAAATATAAACTGAAATTTACCTCACCAGTTGTTAGGTTGCTTTTCATTTCGTTTATAATATATCTTTTATCTCGTATAATAATCCTATCGTTCAATCTAAGCTCTGTTAAAAGGCTAATTGGTAGTATCGTCTTAACTGTTACTAAACGTTGCTTTAAATCAAATAAATTACTTAGGTAAGGAAAATAATAAGTTGCGTATAATCCGTTGTTTATAGTTTCTAAATGAATTATTGAATTATCAGCACCGAAGTTTAAACTATATTTCGTGTTTTGGTAACTTAAATCTTGTCCGAATAAAGCGTAAGTGTCAATATTTTGATGCGTAGTTCCATCGTAGAATCTTATATCATGCGGCAAAGATTGACTGACCCCATAAAAATAAAACAAACAAGGCTTTGGGGTGTATGCTTGATAATTTTCATTAAGTGCATATCCTAATATCGCATAATTAGCCCCATCTGTTGAACGTGCAAATAACAAATTTTCAAATGGGCTTTCTATTACATACTCACTTCCATCGTAATCGAATTTATATTCTAAACTTCCGTATTGTTGATTATAAGTCCTAAAGTAATTTTTGTTTACAAACGATTCGCTTTCTTGATATTTAAAGTTTATTTTCTTAAATAGCTTAACGCGTTCAATGTCTATTGAATCTAAATCCGTGTATTCGGTTATATCTACAATAGCCCCTTGACTATACCATAAATCTAAAGGCAAAACTTGATAAACGTTTTCTTCTACGCCTACGCAAGTCATATTGAAATCTAATAAAACACCACGTAAAAAGTCCTCAACTTTCATATCAGGAACAACGTTATTTAAATTCACGTTTCCTGTTAGTGCTGTTTGAACTGTACTTATTTGCGCTATGTTACTTAATCCTTGATTGCTTGTTATTTGATAAATGATATTTAAATCAACATTCATAGGTGCTGTTGCTCTTAACTTAAATGTTAATTTAGTATCTAAACCAATTGTATTTTGAAAAGATACGTTTCCGAAATTACCAGTAGTATCTCCAGTTATTGTTTGGTTATAGTTACCATCTTGGAAAACATCAATATAAAAAGTGCCTGCTGCCGATAAATTTAAAACCTCAAAATACACTGTATGCGTTTGTGTTGGTATCGGTGCGTATTTTATATTAATATAATCTTCGTAAATATTTACATATTCAAGTGAAGAAGGGTCAGGAATATCAGGGTCTGCAATAACAGTTGCTATAATTTGATCTATTACAATATCAGATTGTTCACTTACCCATTCATAAGCATTCGTGTTTTTGCCCCATAAAAATAACCTTCTAAATCTTTGGTCATTAAAAAAAGAACTCTGAAAAGTAATCCCGTATTTATCCTCAATAGCTTCAAATATCTTACTTACTTTAATTGCAGGAAAAAGCTCATCGTATTGAATAGCGTGTGCGTTTTGTGTTATATCCTGCGTCCCGTGATGATATTCCCATAACCTCGTATTAGCAATTAACGGATAGCGAACATCGTAATCTGTTGACGTGTCAGTTATCCTATCGTATATTTCAGTTCCATCAAAAGCAAATTCTAAACTACTAAAATCTAAGTCTTTTAATTTATCCTCTCCGAACTTATCTTTTAACGCAAGTATATCTCCATAAAAAGTAATAGTGTAACTTTCTACTTGTCCGTTTTTTAGGTTAGTTTTTTCAAGTTGTATTTTACCACGTCTAAAAAAAGTAAGGTCTATTTCTATAAATGCTGAACGCCGTATGTTAGGGTCTATTGTTGGGTTTACGTCCGATTGATAAAAGTGTTCAAATATCTCGTTGT